TTGGGTTTTTATTTTCTCGATGATTTGGTTTAGTGTCATATAACTTTAGTAGTTTGGCTTCGTTTTTCAGCCTCCATTTATTTTTCTGGGAAGTCATAGTTGTAAAAGCAATCGTCATCTGTGCCAGGTAAGTAGAAGCCACCCAATACCGCAGTATTTTTAGGGCGAATTACATCAAAGCCTGTACCTGGATTTAAGAATTTAGGATATACAGTAGGATTCTCTTTTAAATAGTCTCTTAATCTCTCAGCATAGTATTCAGCTTTGTCTCTATATCTCTGCTCAATCAAAGTTAATTCTTGAGTAGATACAGGAGTAGCGTTTTCAGAGTTACGAGATGCTACACTCTTGTTCATGAATTTAAACGTCATTGGAAGCATAGCCTCTGTGAGCGTATAATACTTTAAACAAGGTGCAATATATGAATCTAACAAAGTCGTGTTAGGAGTTGTTAGAGTGCCGTTATACGCTTGGTCTTGTAGCTCATCATAAATACCTGAACCAATCACATCTCTTATATAAATCTCTTGGCTTTCTTTGATTGCCGATTTCAACAACTTGTCATCCAAGTTTTCATTTATAGGAGTGTTGTCCTTTAGGTAAGTAACCGATATAAAATATACAAAGTTTGCCATTATAATTTACGTCTAAATAATTGTGGTTGCCAAATGTGTCTGCAATAAGGAACGTGAACCGCAGGAGATGAACCTTTAACTGTCATCCATCCACCTCTACGTCTCCAAGCATCATAACCTACTATGCTACTAATTTGGTCTATATCTTCACGAGTGTAAACACGATTTAAAGAAGCCAATCGAATGCAAAAGTCTCTACTTGTAGGGATTATTTTTGAACCGCTTATGCCAGGTGCTTTTTGATAAGTGTAACGAGTTACTATCTCAGTTCCTACGTTGCTATCTTCTAAAGCCTTTAAGCCATCATTAGAGACCTCTATAACGCCATCTAAGACACTTACAAGGTTTTTCTCTATCATCATGTCTACCTGAGCCTGAATCTCTTCTACGGGCTTATTTATGTTGTTAGCAAGTACGTCAATCGTGATTCCCTTGTTTGAGTATAACCATTGCAAAATCATTGCCTCTAATCCTGCTCCAAATTGCATAGGTACAGATTCAAACTTGTCAGCATCTTCACCAAACTGAGAGAATACCTCAAGGTCTTTTTCATCGTTCCAACCAAATGGATTCTCGCAAGATTCACATTTATCAGATGACATCTGAACGCTCATAGTCATTCCTAACTCTTTACGAGCTTCGTCACGGTCAATAATGCCCTTCTCAAATAACTCTACATAATCGACCCCAATAGGTGGCTTGTTTTTAGTTACCAGTTTAACAGGTGATATATATTTGAAAATAGAAGTTAAGCATCTATCTAATTGGTTCTGTCTTGGCTCAATATATGAAGTCTGAAACGCCTCATAAGCCTCTATCAATTCGTTACGACCACCCAACTGTCCCTCTGTTTTGATTCCGAATAACATTGGTGAAGTTACACGATGCGACATTAGAATCTCTTGTTGAACTTGCTCATTCAACTGCATAAACATCTTATCGAAGTCCGAAGGTGCTAAGTTGTTTACAACGCTTGGAGTTTCGTTAGGCTCATTAAACTGAATAATAAGAGACCCTGCGTTATCTGTTCCGCTAAAGTTATCCTTAAAGCGTTTCACAGTATTCCTCATCTCTTCAGGAGTTGGAATGCCTTTGAATAACTGAATTAGGGTCTGAGCTGAGAAGCCTGACTTAATAGAGTTAAGGTGGAAATTTGCTATCTCAGTATCTATCTCGATGTATTTTAATGCTGACTGATAGGGTGCAGTAGGATATTCTCCGCAACCTGCTTTATACATCTTAAAATAATATAACTGCTTAGATTCTCTTGTTCTTGGATTGAATGGAAAGTAACTCTGTATGTCTGCTCTTCTATTTCCCCAATCATCAGAATACATATACTCACCCTCTAAGCCTATACGCACATTTTGAAAAGGTAGGTGATAAATCTCAGCTATGGAGGTTTTCGCCTTATTCCAAATAATTTCCAGTGCAAAGCCGTCAAATAGTTCAAGGTCTTGAGCAATCTTAATTTTGAGGGTTTCGAAGTCTTCGTATGCATTAATGTTATTTAGGTAGTCGTTAGCTCTTGCTATGTCTTCCGTGTTATTACCTATTATTTCGGTTTTATCACCTGCAATATAGGCTGCCTTCTGAGTTACAATAGCACCATGTTTAGGAGATGAGTTATAAAGGTTAATTAACATCTGTGGGTAGGCGTTATCCTCTCCGTATGTCAAAAAGCCTTTACTCTTGTTCTCCTTGAAAACAGGTATCTTGCTCTCGGCAAAGTTTATGCGTATAAAGTTATTCTCCATTTGGGAAATATTTGTCTATTAGTGAATCGTTCTTTTCGTGCAACTCTATAAGTAAGTTCATTGCACTATCGTGTAAAGCTACACTCTCTTCTATTTGCTCTTCTACTCGTTCCTCAATTGACTTTGGTTTGATAGATAGTGCCGTTATAAGTGCTAATAATGCGATGAAGCCTAAGTATTTCATATTTTGCCAAGTGATTTGTAAATCTTAATTTCAGTTATAAGAGCAGAACATAGTGAATCTTGCGTTTTTAACGCCTTAGAAAGTTTGTCTAATTTAGCCTCACACATTTGCAATCTGCTCTCACACCTTGCGTTAATCTCCTTGCTTTGAGCCTCTGCTCTATAATATAGGATACTCATTGCACTAAATGAGATTAGTAACAACGCCTTTAACGGGTCGCTCTTGAATTGCTCAAAGGTTATTGGTAGTTTCATATAGGAAATTCGGGACTTGGTGGTGGTGTGTATTCTGATTGTGGTAGGTCAAGAATCCAAGACCATTCGGTTACTGCTATTTGCTCTTTATCTTGGTCAGTTAAAAATAAAAACCATATTTCGTTAATATCTTGAACGCAATTAAAGAACTCATAATGGGCATAAAACTGCCCTTGTACCTCGTTGTATTGTTCGGTGGTTAAAATGTAGCCTATCATACTTGTCGAGATAAAGTGGTTTGAAATGTTTGTACACTATCTATTAAATTTTGGCTTTCTGTATCATCCAAATAATCGTGTTTAGCAAAAAATGCTATTTCCCTTTTTCCAAAATATTGCGCTCCTCCGCTATAATGCCAAGCCCCAAGATAAATGCTTAATGTTGAGCCTAAACCAACAATATTTAATGATGAACTTTCATTCCCTCCATCATAATTAATTTTTGTTTCAGTAGAAGAACTTCTTTGGTTTACGATACTGCCAACATAGGATGATGTAATATTGGAAAAACTTCCATAACTGTTCCCCATTATGCCAAATCTTGTTTCGCTTAGCCAGGAAATAATCCAATGAGAATCTAGGGAGCCATACTCCAAAGCCAAACCACTTGTGTCTGTTGTTCTTGTGTAACACGTAAAACCACCCTTATTGTCTGTAAAATCGTTAGACAATAATGTTGTATCCATATATGCACTTGCGCCATCTGGCTTGACCCCCGTACTTGCAAAAGCCCAACCACTTGAAAAAGTACCCGTAAAACTACTACTCTTTAAATTCTGCGCACACGCTGCGGCACTTGCTCCAACCATAGGGTAAATGGCTTTCATTTTAGTCCAAATGCCGTCGGCTTTCATATCTAAAACAAGTTGGTTGACCGCTAATTTTTCGGTTGCGGATAGAGTACCCGTTGCATCTGCAACCCTTTGAAAAAATGCGGCTGCATCAGGGTCGAATTGACCTATTGAACTCCCAATTATCCCGTGACTACTTAAAATCATGCTACTATATCTCCAAATAAATACCACTCATCAGTACCAATCTTAATAAGAGTAGCACCGCTATACTGAACGTTCAATTTTAACTTCGCTCCGTTGCTTCTCACGGTCACTCCGCTTGTTGGTACGATAGTCGTTTGACCAGCACCATACTGCGCTAAAAGTATTTGTGTCCCCGTAGCAAATGCTACGCTTGAATTTAAAGGTATTGTCAAATTATTAGCCGTTGCCACGTTCATCTCAACTAATTTATCAGCATCACTCAAAACAAGTGTATAACTTGCCGTTTGGCGGTTGGTTGTGATTAACTTTGCCGTCTTCGCATCTACTTGCGTCTGCACCGCACTTGTAACCCCATCCAAATAACCTAATTCAGTAGAGGTTACATCACTTACCGCAACCTTACCACTACCGTCAGAAACTAACGCTCGTGAAACCGTTAAGTCGCTTGAGGTGATAGATGTAGC